TGCTCGCTTCCGTTGCCATTCATTTCTGATTCGATGTTGTTCTGGGGTGAAGTTTTCGAGATATTCCTTCCTGTCTTCTGCCCGGATCGCTACAACTCTGCCGAGTGCCGTATCCGGTCCAAGGCCAATCAGGAGGTCTCTAAATTCATCCCATTTCATTCCGGCCGGAAGTTCTCTTGACAAACGAATCCCGTACTGCGACTGAAAAGAAGAAATAATCAACGAGAAGTCTTCTATCAAATCATAGTACGGGTCACTACTCTCCCTGTTCGTCTCCCATCACTAAAGACATTGCGGCTTCCACAATCGTCATTAACGATTTTGCAGATAATTTTCTTCCGTTTCTTTCAAGATTACAAATAGCTTCCACGTCTTCTGGTGCAAATATCAGATTTAATGCTTCTCCTACCGCTTCAAGTTCTGCCTTCTCTGTGAACACTCCCATTAAGCGAAGTATTGTTTCCGCATCTGCTTTTACTTCTACGTCCAATGTTCCGATTTCTAAAACTGGATTTTCCTCAAAACACAGTTTGTCTGTAATATCAATTCTTTTTGCCATTGTTTTTCCTTTCTATAAAGCTGGCGTAATCGTTGGTTTTCCGTTACTAATTGCGTCAAATTCCAACGGGCCGACATCAGTACTTCCGCCACCACCGCAATTCTTTACATCATAGATTGCATTTGTCCAGGAGATACTTGTTCCGTCTGGCATTTCCCACTCGAAATATCCTTCTGCATCGTGTCCATTTTTGAACGCTTTTCCGGCTACGAAATCATTACCTGTATCTCCGATGTTTCGCTTGCCGTTCAAGGTAATTGTGATTGCCTTTGCAGTCATTAAACCTCTCTGCCAGCCTTCCTGATCCATT